CTGTTGTTGGGATTTGGGAACCGTATTCTGAACCGCTGACATCATGTTCTGAACAAGTTCGGGGTTCTGTTTAATCACGTCATTCATATTTGGCATGACTGATTTAAACATACTATTTGTAAGGTGGAACATCATAGCTGAACCACCAAGCATCATTATGAGCTTAACTTCGGGTGCGACTTGCATTTTTGTTCTATACTTGACGTATAGTTCCTCAAAAACTTCATCGTAATCCTCGACGTTTTCCATGACGTTCTCTGACCAACCATCGAGTTGGATTTCGAACGGGTTATATTTTTTGTTCATAAACTCAAGGCCTGTTGTACAAGCAATAAGCATGCGTCTCGAAAACTTTACCGATTTATCTACATCAATACTATACGTAATTCGCTTAACTTCTGTTCTAAGTTCGTCTATAGGAGAATACGCGTTTAAACGTTTATTCACCGTGAACCCTTTCTTTTCTAACCGACCAAGTTTGTTTACGAGATCGGCTTTTTCTTCATCTATTGTTTTATATCCAGGCATTGGTTTCTCTTCTTCCATATACATACCACCGCCTCCTCCTGTATCACCACCTTCGTAGCCGTACCCGGGGTTAGGATCTTCGTATTCACCGTAATCCATAGGTTCTTCTGGCGGAGGAACGGAAGGTGGATTCTGTTTATTCGGGTTCGCAAAAGAATCTATATCTTCCTGGAAAGTTTGTGTTTGAGGAGGTGTAAATTGTGTTTTCATAGGTTTTGGCATTTGTTTTTTCACAGGCTGAGGTCTTGGAATATCAATCTCAATCTCGTTCATGAGTGCCTGTTCACTATCATCTAATTTCATAACATTTGTGTCACCTCGGTTTAAAATGATCTCTCCGTCCATTAATCTTTATATTGAAACTATTCTAATTTCTTTAACGCACTTTATAAAAAAAATGTATGTTCAATACAAATGAAACTCAACTCTACAAACAAAAATACTCTCAAGGCGATCGCGATCGTCTTCTTAATTTTGTGGGCATTCACACACTTGCGTACCAGCAAGTACCAGCCCGTCGACATCGAAACGTCCGACGAAGGTTCCCTCTTCGACCTCCCATCCACGGAAGAATGTCTCAAGGATTCGTACTACTCGGATAGCCGAGGCGGTGTTTGCGGCGGCCAAAAGTTGGTCGCGGCACAAGCGGGGTACAAGATGAAGTAAAATCTCCAGTATATATAAATGGCTTTAGTGACTAGTCAATCCACTTTACCAGATTTCGAATACGAACATCACACGGTTATACTCGATAACTTAGATCATGGTTCAAATAATACAGATTTTACACTTCATTTACCAACACCACTCGAAAATGTCGTCCAAGTACAATTACTTGCGGCAGCTATTAATACAACGGGTGATGCTCAAAGATGCATACACATTGGTATAGAAGAACTCAAAACAAATTTTACCCAAAGAGGTAAAAAGGATCTCGATGATGCTGATAATCACCTTAACGGTGTTTTCGGAACAGTTATATGCGAACACACAATGCACGGTACGGGTAGCTCCCAAAAGGCTGTATTATTCAGAAACGAGTATCCGATTATCCAACAGTATTATAACCCAATTCGAACACTCGATAGATTAACTTTTAATTTAGATAAACAGGATGGTGCCGCAGCAGCGTGTGGAGACGCTGTTTTCGTTTTTAAATTCGTTTGCAAAAAAAGAAATTTGCCCTACTAATTATTTCAGGGCGTCTCGTACGTATAATTTAAACCTCTTATTAATATAAATGTCTTCTGGTATTGTTCAACTCATAGCTATTGGTGCTCAAGACGAACACATTATGGGTAACCCGGAAATATCATTCTTTAACTCAACTTTTAAAAGACACTCTAATTTTTCACAATCCGTCGAAAAGCAAACGATACAGGGAGCTGTGAAAAATAATTCAATGTCATCAGTAAAGTTCCCGCGATCGGGTGATTTACTCGGGTACACGTATTTCACACTTGATAATAATACGAAATCGCTCGATTACCAAGATTGGTCCCAACTTATAGACCATGTCGAATTACTTATTGGTGGTCAGGTCATTGACACACAAGACGCCGTTTTTACAGAAAAAATTGCCATTGATACGTTCGCAACAAACGTTTCTAAGAGTTCTAACGGTACACACCCAGGAGTAAGTGCACGTTCATACTTCTACCCTCTAAGGTTCTTCTTTTGTGAAGGTCCACAGTGTGCTTTACCTATAGTCGCTTTACAGTATCATGAAGTCGAAATACGTATCCATTGGGGTTCACAGGTCGATGGGTATAACATCGAGTGTTATTCCAACTACTATTTCCTCGATAACGAAGAACGTGGAAACATTGTTTCGCGTAACCATAATCTTCTCATTACCCAAGTCCAAAAGAGTATACCGTCTCATAGTCTTACACAGGAACTTGTTTTCAATCACCCCGTCAAGTATATAGCGTCTTCAGATACGACCGTCGAAGGTGCTCTAACATCCCCAAGTAATAAAGTTAAAATCGAGATTAACGGACTCGATTTAAGCGGGTTCAGGTTCGGGAAACCACACTTCATGGAAATTCCAAACTATTACCATACCCAGTTCGTCACGTCCCCCGATTTCTTTTTATACTGTTTTTGCCTATCAACGAGTTCGCTCCAGCCGACAGGAACGCTCAACTTTAGTCGACTAGACTCAGCAAAGATACACAGTGAATCCGTAAACATAACCGACCCTATATATGCCGTAAACTATAATATTCTCAGGATCGAAAATGGTATGGCCGGTTTATCTTATGCAAATTAAAATACATACTTATATTAATATGGTTAAAAACATACCTACCATCGAACGGTCTACCAAAATCCGGTTTGGTAAACACGTTTCAGATAGTCAAGCTGAAAATACCATAGTTTTCAATGCTTCGGATACTGCCGTTAATGCGACAAACACGGGTTCCATATATATGGCACCGCTCCGCGTTGCTGAATTAGCAGGTTCTAACCTTATAGGTTACTCAGCAACCACGAAAGAAGTTGTTGATTCGAGTGTTCCTACAACGCTTTTAGGTGGTGTTACTTTACAAGCATCTACAGATCGTGGTAATGTAACTTCAAATACGGTCCAGTTTACTAACGCTATAACATCTTTTGTAGCATCGTCTTTTGTAGGTATTCAAAACACGGCGCCTACACATGCTATTTCGGTAGCCGATAAGGTTTTTATACACAATGTAAATAGCACTGACCGCATTACCGTTGTAGGAAACGTAAGAGCATCTAAATTTACAACTACAAACAATAACGCGTTAATACAAGATGGTGAAACGAACAAAATCCAGGTTTCGGGGAGAATACATTCATCAGAATTAACGACGTCTAAAATAGGTTTAGCAAACACCGCACCCGATCATGTTATAAGTATTGGTAATGAAGGTCAAGTTCAAATGAATGTACCCACAGGTTCGATATACGCGTTAGATACCGTCGGTAACGTAAACGCGCAAAATTACCGAGGCGATTCGTATTACCTTTCGAACCTTACGGTGGAGAATATCGTAAACCAAGGTAACGTTACATCGAATACTGTTCAGTTTACAAACGCAACCACGGGTATTCATACATCGAGTAACGTCGATGTTGGTGGTAATATATTTGTAAGAAACAATACCGATAGTGCAATATACGGTACAATTGCGGGGGCTAATACAATAGCGGGTAGTACTATAACCGCGGGTACACATTTTTCAGGCCCGGGTACGGGGTTAACGAGTATCCCAACAAATGCATTTGCGAGTGGAGAAATTCCCATTTCCAGTGGTGGTACTGGTCAGTCTAGCTATGCAGATGGTACAATACTTTACGGTAAAGCTTCGGGTACATCACTCGGAACACTCGCTCCCGCTGGTTCTAACGCAGATTCTGGTAAGTTTCTTAGACTCGATACCAATGATATACCCGAATGGGCAGAAGTTCCACTAACTCTTGATGCCGTTCTCGGTAATACAACCGCATCATCCGATGGGTCTATGAGTTTAACAGATACTGGTACAACAATCACGACCGCCGGTAAAATAAAGGCCCACACGTTCGAAGGGAGTGGTTCGGATATTAACAATATTAACGCGGCTAATGTAGTAACTGGAAGTGGTACACTTTCAACCACCGTTTTACCTACCGTACCCGAAACTAAAGGCGGTACGGGTCAAATAACATACACACAAGGTCAGATTTTATATTCAGATACAAGTGATTCGTTAGAAAAACTTAATATAGGTAACACTAATGAGATTTTACAAGTAAACTCTGGTATACCCGCATGGACATCGACAATAACAGGTGCTACACTCGATGATCCATCGTTAACCGGTACCATTACAGCATCGTCTTTAACTGCTAACCGTATTCCATTTACGAATTCGTCTCAACAATTGGTAACGGACTCAAAACTGTCATTCGATGGTGTAGATACAATGACCATTGGGTCTAACCTTACAATTTCGGGTAATTTACTCGTCCAAGGAAACACGACGTATCAACATACTAAAAATCATACCATCGCCGATCCACTTATCGAGTTAGGTAATGCAAATGCATCCGATACCATTGATTTAGGTGTGATAATGACACGACCAACCGCGAACGTTGTTTCTGGATTTATGGGCGACGAAAAGAAATATGTTATCGCGTATACGTTAAGCGATCCACTTGACCCGCATATCGTTCCTACAAACGCAACCTCTGATGAATATATGACTTTGAGTGTTGAAGGTGGTAATGTTTTGGCAGGTAACGTTACCACGACGGGTATAGTAGACGCTGGGACACTCAAGGGTGATGGTTCATCTATAACACATTTAGATTTAGGTGACGCTACTAATACCGGTCAAGTTGCCATTGCACGTGGCGGTACGGGTGTAACTACAGGTCTTACTGTACTCGACCCCACTAATTTGAGTTCACAAGTCTTACTCGCCAAGGGTGGTACGGGTTTAACTACAGTTTCAGAAAACGATCTGTTATTAGGACCAGCATCTGGAACTGCGTTAGCTAAACTTTCGGCTTACACGGGTCCAACATCTATTACAGTTCCACCAAGTGGAATGTCAAGTACTACACAAACCATTAATAGTATTCAGTATACATCATCTGCTTCTTCTACCTATTCAGGTACGACAACCTACAACGCTTTTGATCATAATAATACTACCATATGGCGATCTGGTAACGTCCCGGGCCAGGGTTTTGGGAGTATGGATGGTTATTATGAGGGGAATAGCACCACTGGATCTTATTCTGGTGCATGGATACAGTTATATAGAGCAACTGCATTCGCACCTACATCTATTCAAATAATTGCATCGCAAACAACCTCCATCCCCGCACCAAATAATTGGAAAGTATTTGGAAGTACCAACGGTTCATCTTGGACTGAAATACATAGCTCATCTACTGCAGTCACATGGAATAGTGGAAATGGTCATACAGCGACAATATCGGGGTCTGCTGCATACAACTATTTTAGACTTGCTGTTCAGTTCTCGACGATGGCGAGTAGTATGGGTACGATCGCTGTTTCTGAAATTAGATTTTCAGCTCCAGGGACTGGTCCAACTGAAAAATTCCTTAAAAGTTCAGCCGCGGGTGTATCGTGGGATGAAGTTTCTTCGACTTTACAGACTATTACAGATGGGGGTGCAACGACAACACAAACAGTCGCTTTTAATAACACGACCACGGGTTTAACGTCCGCGGGTGATATTTCAATCGCATCTACTAAAAAACTTAAGTTTGCGGATGATATTCTACTCGAAGGAGGATCGGGAACGAGTAACCTAAAAGTAAATAACGCGATAATACTTTCCCCAGAAGTACAGGGTGGTTCTACATCGACAAAGAACGTTTTATCGATAGATACAACGACTGGTGAGATTTTCGATTCAGGGGGACAAGGTGGTTCGACCATGGAATTT